ACCAATTCTTCTTGAAATAGTCTTGTCATGATTATAGTGTCAATGTTCTTCCAAACCTCTTCAGGAAGATTAATTCTTATTTCTCTCTTTTCTGGCAGGTAATCCACTTGGAATATGTCGTTTATACTACTCATCTTTTGTTCCCCCACTTTCCTTCTGGCTATATGACCAATACAATCTCAACAAGTATAATCCAAGCCAACCGAACACAACAGCATTTATCATTTCTCTACTTAAAAAGTGAGTTTCTGGCGTTATGTTTTCAACGAATAATAAAAACGCTATAATGCAAATTACACTAAACATTAAAATAATTGCATTTAATACTATTTTCATTGGTCAATTTTACCTCCTTCTTTTCTTGCATACCTAACCAAGTTTTCCCACCTTCGTATTGTGTCGTATGGAATTGCAACTTTTCTAATTGACATGTCATATATCAGGAGTATTGCTTTTTCAAGTGCATTTATCAGGTCATTGTAAACATTGTCTGATACACCATCAGGCTTCATTTCCCCTCATCCTCCCCGAATATTTCATTCACTAACTGTTTATACAAATCTAATAATCTCAATTTAATACCTCCTTACAACCACCATGAAAGTTGTTTGAAATGTTGTATAATTTTTTATGCTTATTTCTGTAAACCACCATCAAAGTTGTTTACCCCTTCTTTCTTATTCTTCTTTCTTTGTATTTTTCTCCGAGGCCACGACCTCGTATGTAGCTCCGTATCTCCTCCGGCCGCAGTCTGCGCAGGTGATTTTGTTATCTACGCCGTAATGCACCTGCTTAAGCTTCTGCGACATTCCCCTTATTACCGCACAGGGCTTGCACAGGTCAACGATAATGCTATCCCCCATCGCTGTCACCCAAGATATTCGCCGTTCTCGATTATTTCTTTTATAATCTCGCGGTGCAAATCGCCTGGCTTTTTTGCAAAAGTCATGCCGTCAGGTCCTTGAGCCGCTATTGGCGTTCTGTCAGCGATTGCGTCAAGGCAATCCCTGCAGTAGTCCGCCTGAAAGACAATATCGCAGTCTATCCCGTTCCTGCTCCTGAATTTCAGCGACAAGGTCATTTTGGTTAATTCTCTATGTTCTTTTTCATTACGACATCTATTGCAATAATACTTTGTCATCTATTTTTCCTCCTTTTCTCTGGATTTGCCACCTCATTTGTATTTGTCATAGTATCGTCTGGCAAAGGCGATATTTCGGCAATATCGAGGCTCGAGGCTATTCCACTGGATACCATTCGCATTTCGCTTGAGGTGCAGCGCCCTATCCTCTTCCCCAGTCGGCTCTTATCAACCGTATCGAGGTATTCGGTAATAGCCTTGCAGGGCCGGGCCGCCGAGCCGATGCTGATATGTTCCGGCAGGTCCATCTTTGGCGTGCAGGAGAGATATACCACTGTCACGCAGGAGCGCCTATCGTTGAGGTCATCGCGGCTTACCACTATGGCGGGCCTGTCCTTTTTCATCTCGCCGCCGAACGGAGTAGGTACGGAAACATAGAAAATGTCTCCCCGTCGTATCCTGCGCTCTTTCAAACCTCTCTCACCTCAATGCCGTACTTCTCTTTCAGGAGCTTTTTCTTAATGGCATATACCCGCGTCTTTGTCGCCTTGCTCTTCACGTCCTCGACGACAGGCTTCCATTCCTCGCCCTGCTTTTCGTAATAGGAGAAGTCTGCCACATACTTTATCGACCGGACCCGACCGCCTTCCGGCGTTGTATATGCCTCCATGAGCGTGAAGCTCGGCTGAAGTTTCAGGTCCTTTATCTCTCCGGCCTCGAGCCTCACCAGGAGCTCTTGATACCTCTCCGCTTCCCTCTTGCTATCAAAGCGGATTCCGCTGACTTCGGTCCGCTGATTATGATATTTGCTCTCCCGAGGCCGCTCCTGCGGCTTCAGCCCCTTCTGCTGCCGAGCGTACTTCTCAAGTGCCTGCCGCTGATAGTAGGGGTTCTTTATGTCCTCAAATCTAGCTCCCACCGTTATTCACCCCCGGCGAACGATAATACGGGCCACACAGCGCCGCCCCCAGGGCTCGATATGGCTCTCCATTGTAGCTGCGCCTCTCTTCAGAATTTCCTCTGCCAACGCAAGCGCAAGCTTTCGGCGGACGACTTCGGCACTGCTTCCATTCGCTGATTGCGACCGCATACCTTTGACTCGGATTTGGATACTCCCGTCGCATCGCTTCGTCGCGCATGAAGCGGTTGCTGTAGTCGTCTTTCCGCTCATATCTGAGGGGCTTAGGCATACTCAAACCTCCTCGGCTTTCATCGGCGTGCTGAAAATTATAGGCTTAAGCTTTGGCATCGCCGCTGGCCTCCTCTTCGGTTTCCTTCTGCTTTTTCAGGGCCTCGATTGCGGCTTTTACATGGTCGCGAGTGACGGATAATTGCTTATAATGCGCTTCGTAGAAGCTGACCCTCTGGTTAAAGCCTATAGGGTCGTTGTCGTCATACTGCAAAGCAGCATCTATTCTTGACATCTTAATGCCCTCCCTCTACTGAATCACTCTCGACCTCCGCCTTCCGTTCCCGCACCGTAATACAGTAGGTCATATTGTCGGCCCGTGTCGTCTTGATTTCGTACTTAGCGAGGAGTTCCCTGACATTAACGCTCGGTATGTACAGGACTGTGTCGCCCTCGCCGTTCTGGCCGCCGAATTCCAGTGCCAGGCGTATACATATGGCATCCATCGTCATGCTAAGCTCGTTGAGGGCGTCGCGGTGGAGCTCCATCGCCTTCCTTTGCGCGCGCAGCTCCTCAAACTGGTCCCTGGTCTTTTTTTCATAGCGTCCGAGCTCGTATTTTATGCCGCTCAGCTCTTTTTCCTTCTCAGCGAGAGTCTTTTCCAGCTCTTTGATTTGGTCTACGTTGCGAGTCTTTCCTGCCATGTCTCTACAACTCCTTTCGTAATCTCTAATCAAATTTGCCGCCAGGGTACAATCTTCCCATCCGGGGACATATGCGCAATACCGGTATATGTAGTCCTCCCGAGCCTCAGCGTTCGGAAAGTCTATACGGCCGCCGGAGCAATAGACTTTCAGCCCATCCTCCCACTTCCAAAACGGGCAGGCCCACGTCACCGGCATTGTTTTATCCCCTCCTCATCCACTTGTCAGCTGCTTCCGCTCGTTCTGCGGCAAGCTATGGCAAAGTGCTACCGCCATATAAGCTTCCTCAAAGCCCAGTATATTTAGCAGCGAAAAAGGCTCTCCGTTCGGCTTTTTGCCATGAAATATAAGCGCCTTCGGTCCGCCCATATGGTCGATTATCCTACGCAGTTTGCTATTCGCTGGAAGCTTTGAATAGCCTGCCTCAATTCCTATGGATTTGTCCCAGGAGCGGATTTCAAGCCAGAGGCTCTCCATCTCGCTTTTCATCTCCTGCTCTATCCGCAGCACTTGCTTCCTGAAGTCGGCTATCGTCGGCGGATATTCGCAGGTTTGGCAAAGCCGTTGAACCGCAAGCTGCGCCACTCTGAAATCTACGTCCGCAAGGCAGGTCGTCCACCACTGTATCGTGGGTTTTAGCTTCGCGATGCCGCCCTTAAACGTCTCGGCATTTTGATAGTTCATCATCAACAGGGCGAAGATTTTTGTCATCTCGCTGTTCGTCATCGGACCTTTTCCTCCTCGGAGAAAATTTGATGAAGAGTCCGCAGGTCGTTCATTTTATCGCTCACGGAAGTCCTACCGGAGTACCTGCCGTTGTCTTTGAGCTCGAATATACCTTGCCAGCAATTAAGGATGCTTTGATTGAGAATCCGTATCATCAAGTCTGGATTTCCGCCTGAAAGCTTTTGCAGTTTTCCTATAAGGAGCTCCTTAGCGCGGTCCGTCATCGGCTTTTTGATTTTTTTCCGCATGGCCTCAAAATCGTTGAGCGCTTGCAAAAGGGGTAAATTATCGCCTGCAAAGGACGCGAAAATGTCTATATTTACTCCTTTACTTTCTTTTCTTTTATTTTCATTTCTTTTATTTTCATTTCTTTTCTTTTCTTTTAGATTGCAATTGTTCTGCTCCTGCTCTGCATTTGCATCGCTATTGCTCTTATCGTCCTTTTTCCAGCGCTTTTGAGCGGCTTCCTGGCGGGCTTTACTGATCCGCTCCATCTTCTCCATGCGCCTTATGAGGGACTCGGAATACAGATATTTGCCGTCGTTAACGAGGAGCGTATTGCCGTCCTCCTCAAACTCTGTGCAGCAAGCATTAATAATCTCCTGCACCCTATCGGGCGAGCACTGCATTTGCATAGCAAGTGTATTCCATATGTACTTGTTAATCGGCAGCCTATAGTCCGGCTGCTCCCTCAAAATCTCAATGAGCATGAAGTAAATGGCATAGCCCTCGAGGCCGTATACCGAGCGGAGAGCAAGAATTTTCGGGTCGTTGCGAGCGTTGCAATCGTGCGAGAAATAATACGCATCTTTATCGTTTGTCTTTGGCATCAGCAGCCCTCCTATGCCAATGTTTCTGCCCTGCGCCCGGCGCTCTGACACCGGACGCAGGAACGTTTAATCAGTCAAAAAACGACTTAATAGAGTCATCCGTCGGCTCAGTGGGAGCTTCCTGAGCCTCATTCGGCTTCTCCTGCTCTTCCTCCTGCGGCTGCTCCTCTGTGCCTTCCGAGGCAGGAGTCGAAGTAGGCTCGTCCGGCGCATCAGGATAATTCTCCGCTCCGCCGTCCTCGCGTATCACCGCCGCGTCGGCCTCGTAGGCCTGCTGCATTTCTATGCTCATAATTCCCCACTTGGAAATGAGCTGCCGGAGCATAGTTTTCATAGCCATGCCGTCAAAGTCCTTGCTCCAGAAAGTCCATGCCGTGCCCTTCTTCTTGTCGGCGGCATAGCCTTTGGAATATCTCAGGGCATGAGCCTCCATCTTCTCCCTGCTCCAGTACATGGCCTTGCGGAAGCCGTTGAGATACTCGAACATGGCATAGTAGCCAATGGTAGGAGTCTGTTCCCTAATGCTGTCGTCCTCAATGAGATTTACTTCAATCTCCTCGGAGAGCGGGTCGAATTTTACCAGCTCTCCCTCTTTGATAGGCAGAACGTTTATCTTTTTGTAGTAACCGCTCCGGATAGCAAGCTGTATGTAACCGCGGTAACCGAGCACGAAAGTCGCAACCTTGCGGCCGTTTTTTGTGTCCTCGAAGGGAACGAGGTAATACTGTCCGAGCTGAGGCGACGGGGAGAGCTTCAGAGCCTCGCCGAGGAGCGCGGCGGAGATTATCGTAGAGTAGTCGCAGTCCGCCAGGTCGGGGTTGACAGTCACGGCGGAGATTATAGACGAGATGAACCGCGGGCCGTCCTTACTGCCAACCATCTGATATATGCGGTTCCGCACCGCTTCGCTGGAAACAAAGACCGCAAACGGGGCCTTTTTCTGACTTTGTACCAAACTGTTCTTTACTGCCATGTCACTCTATCCTCCCATACTTAATGCCGTTGGATTTCAAAAATTGCTTGAGCGCCCTAAGCTGCGGCTCAGTAGCCCATACACGGAAGTCAACCTGATAAATACGTTCTCTTGCCAGCGAGGCCGTGTCGTAAAGCAGTCTCCTTGCCTCTAAAGAGGTATCCGTAGAACTCCGCGCATCGTACTCTGCGAGCATAGCCTTCTGCTGCTCGAGCCGCGCCTTCTCCTGCAGGGCCGCCGTGAGGTCGAACGTCCGCAGGAACACATCCTTGACCTGAAGCTTAAACTCGGTGTCTAAGCTGTCAATTGCGGCAAGGCCGTCGGATACGCGCCGGATGCTCTCGTCTATAGCAGCGCATATTTCCTTCATGCTTACGTTTACGTTCAGCCACCGCTCCTCAAAGATACGGTCGAAGGAAAGCAGATTTTTCAGGTCGCCTATTTTCTCGTCATAATAGGCCTGTATCTGCGATTTCTTCTCGGCCTTTTTGGCGTTTTCATAGGACTTAATCTGCCCGTCAATAGCCTGAATAGGCTTGTCTACAAGAGCCGTGAGCTGCTTCATCTTCTTTTCAAATGCTTCGTAGGGCTGTAGGCACATTTTCTTGATTTCTTTGCGCTTGTCCTCCAAAGCTTCCTTGAATTTGTTGAGGGCCGCTCTGTCCTGCCTTGCGACTTTGATTGTTTCCTCGGTATAAATCAAGGTGTTGTAATGCTGCACTTTTGCGGCCAGCCATTTCTTGAGTTCCTCGAAGTTAAACTCAATTGACTTAACAAACTGGTCCTCTTTCGGCGAGATGATTTTTAATTCCATTAATTCCATCAACTAAACCCCCTCGAAAAAATCTTCAACGGCCGTACTCGGCTTAGGATTAATCGGCGGCTTTTCTATCGTGAGCATGTAGGGCAGGATGCGCTCGTCGATTTGGTACTCCTTGATGCCTGTCCTTGTTACCATCGCGCGCCCATCGCCGTATTTGGTCGGGACCTGTACGATGTCGCCCACTTTAAGGTCGAGGCCTTCCACCACATAGTAGCTGTACTCGTTCCCATAGAACGTGCCGGGCTTGAATTTGCTTTCAAACTTTACGCCTACAATTTGCTTTGTTTTCATAAATACCCTCCTCCCCGCCTATATCGGCGGTAATATTAAATTCGGTTTTTTGTCATTCACAACACAGTCCCAAAACGCGATTTCTTTTTCCAGCAGGTACTCAAGGTCCTCCTCAACATCGGCGCGCTCGATGAAATAATGTCTGGTGTTAAGGCGCACATCCCGGCCCTGTTCGTAAACTGTTTTGAGCTGGGCCTTGAGAACCGCGAAATCCCATCCTGTAGCGAGGAGCTGATGCAACACCTGAACGTAGTAGTTGTCGGGTATCTTATCCTTCCAGTTTTCGTATTGCATGGATTTGAGTATCTCGGTCGTCTTGATTTCCAATACGCCCTTGCGGCCAGCGCCTTTCTCTACGAGCCGCCCGTCCAGCGTTGCAAAAATAAAGGGATACTTTTCGTTGTGAACCACGTCATATGGCACATAAGATACCTCGTACTGAGGAAAATCCAGCGCAAAGAGCTTCCGCAGCGGGGTCTCGGCCTCATGCCCGTACTCTACATAGGGCTTGTCCGAAATATCCTTCGGCTGCCTGCGCCCTGTTTTCTCTTCCCAGAGCTCAACATTTGTCTTATAGGGATTCAAGCCGATTATCGCCGAGGCATCCGTCGCCCCTATGCCGGTTTTCCGGAGCTCTTCCCATTCTTTTCGGGTCAATCAGCTCTCGCCTCCTCTGGAAATTTCATAAACGCCATCCAGTGAGTATTCATATTTTTACCGCTTCGGTGACCGAATAGCAGTTCCGCCTGGATTGCATTGAGCACATCTTTAAGTGGAATCTGTACCTCAGACCACTTGAAGATAAGCGTACCGTATGGCTTGAGCACCCTCATGCACTCCCAGAAGCCGTCATGTATCATGGCCGGCCAGTTTTCATCTAGGCAACCGTACTTCAGTCGTGTCCACGATTTTGGCCCAGCCCATGTCAAATGCGGAGGGTCAAAGACCACAAGGTAAAAACTGTTGTCCGGAAATGGCAGCGCCGTAAAGTCACATATGGTATCGGGCTTAATCTCTATGTATCTATTCGGGTAGTATTCATGATATGGCACTGTTCTGTTGTCACAAAATTCAACGTGAGGGTTATCCTTGTCAAACCAGAACATTTTGCTCCCGCAGCAGGCATCTAAAATCGGTTTCATCCCAATCTCCTCGCCATCGCCTTTTTCCTCGCGGCATACTCCGCGAGCAGCCGCCTCAGACAGGCAGCGTGCCAGTCGTTCCAGCTTGCATAGCCGCAACAGGAAAGCAAATCTTTTGGAAGCGTCTCTGCAAATTCACGCGGCACGCGATAACACTTTCTGTAATACTTTTCCGTGCGTTCGCGTTCGCGAGAATATTCTGATATTCCCCCGCCCTCTTCCGCTTCCCCTGCAACCTTGCAAGGCGGTCGTAGCGCGTTTTTCGGCAGAAGGTCAATCTCGTCCCACGGCCAGAGGTCCAAACGCCCGGCTTGCAGCGTTTCCTCGAGGGCGTCCATCACCTTCGGCGTCGGAAGGCATACGCCCTTCTCGAACCTGCTAACCATGCCGGCGTCTATCCTCGGCTCGACCTTCCTGAGCCTTTTAGCCACCTGCGGCTGTGTCAGCCTGAGCTCCATTCGCCGTTCCTTCAACCTGTTCATTCTGTCCATTCACCCCCTTGTTTTTGGATTTAAGCTTTTGCTTCCGCTTCTCAGCGGTCGGCGGGTAGAAACCGCACTCTCCGGCCATGCAAATCTTGTCTACCAGTATCACGCAGCCCTCCCGCCGCCGTCCTTTTTTCCAGAACGGACAGTCTATGTATCCAATGGTCCTTGCCATGTACTCACTCCTTATACAGCCGACCGTCTACATAGATTTTGTACCCCGCCGCCCTGAGTTGCCTCCGTCTTTCCGCATCCGGCAAGCATAAGAGCGGCCCGTATTGCATTACCTTGCCGTCCTTCTTGACCTCAAACACCGAACCACCCCATCAGCACAAGCGCCAGCCCGGCGATGCTGACGAAGAAAAATGCTATGCTCAGGACCCAGTCGGCGGTGCTGTCAGGTTCAGTCTTGAGCCAGAAACCGATAATAATGGTTGCCGTCAGCAAGAGGACTAGTCCGGTAATAGTCATTTACTTATCCCTCCACAGCCTTATCCGTATAGAACCTGTGCCTGCCGATTTGCGCTGTTTCTATTAGTCCGTACTTAATTGAGTCGGGATTGCCCGAGCAGAAGAACAGCGCCCCGTTTGTCGTATCGGCTGCTTCGCGGTCGAATACGGTCTCAACGGCTGCATATGCGTCCTCTGTAATGTGCTCGTATAGGTGATAAAGCCTGAGCCCGTGGAATTGACTCGGTATACATATCTCCTCGATACTCTCCCCGAAGCGTCCGTCCTCCAGGCGGTTCCGAACCACGAAGAGCGCCGACGTCATACCCTCTAGGCCGTCAATGCCTGCCTCAGTGAACGCGACCGCCGCGAGCAGGTCCCTCTGTTCAGGGGTCAGGGGATATTTCGGTGATGCCGTAACAACAGGAGCCACTATTTCAGGCTCGGGCATTTCTGCCGGCGCGCTCGCAGTCTCAACGATTACCTCTGGTTGAGCGGTAGCTGGAGGTTCGGGCGAAATAATCGCAGGCCTGCAGAAGATTGCGAGCGACAGGTAAATGAGAACAACCGCAAGAAGGAGTGTTATTATGGACGAATAAACTATCCTGCGCCTGCGGGCCCTCTGTGCCCGAGTTTTTTGATTTTGCCGAATATGTATTTTAAATATCCTTCTCATACAGCCCTCTCCTCCAGCCACTTCTCGACGAGTTTGCGGTAAATCTCAAACTGCCGCCGTCTGCCGTTTGTCCTGATGCAAATACCGAAGGGATACTTGCCTTGCTCTATGCCGTCCGCCAGCTTCTTCCCGCTTGTCATAATTCCAGCTTCACGGAATCGGCGGGCAAGCTCGTTAAGAGTCATAGTCTCGACGTAAATACTATTCTCCATCTCGGCCCTCCTCTGTGTGTTTGTAGAATTTAATTCTACTTGCGGGCGAAAAAAATGCGCTCTCTATCGGCCGGGTCTTTTATACCAAGCAAATCGCAGAGTATAACTATCTCGCTCGGCCTAAACTCTGTTACATTGTCGAGCTTATTCTTTAGTCCGTAGTAAGTTATACCCAGCTTCTTCGCGATATGCTTGTAGGAGTACCCGCTTTCCTTGATGAGAGCGCGAAGTTCGACGCTGTTCGTCATATTATTTATCCTCCTCTGTGTTGAATATTATTCTACAATGTCAGAATAGCACGAACCATGTCGAATGTCAACTTATTTTGTCGAATTTGTTGAATTTTTTTATACATCGTGATATAGTAATAACCCAAAGAAGTCCCATAAGGAGTGATGCCATGACTAGATTTGGAGAGAGGGTCAAAAGTAGAAGAGAGCAGCTCGGATTAACTCAGGAACAACTAGCCGAAAGGCTAGGGTATAAATCCCGGTCATCAATTAATAAAATCGAGATGGGCAAAAACGATATTCCGCAGTCTAAACTTCCGGACTTCGCCAAAGCTTTAAATACTACGGTTGCCTATCTTATCGGGTTAACTGATAACTCTACGCCTCACACGACTCTAATAGGCGCAGTTGCAGACGACAACGGGTTGTTGCGCGCGTCGGCTTTTATAAAAGAAAGCGAAGAGGCCATTACACGAAAAAAGGGAGATTGACAGATGTTTGCCAAGTATCAAAAGGTATTAAAAATTGCATACTATGTTATCCTCGGCATATCGGCTTTTCTCTTTATAAATGCGGTCCTCGATATACGAAACAATCCTGCCGTTTCCGCCTTCACGAAAGGCTCTCTGTTTTGGGGTGTCTGCTTAATAGGTATTTATATGTTCCTGAGCCATTACGCGAACGCCAAGCGTGAAGAGATGGAAGATATGAAGAGGCGCAACCATGACCTGCAAAAATAAAAAATGCTCCGCCGAATTGCCGGACGGAGCTTTGTTCTGTATGTACTGCGGCCGCAAGCAGATAGCCGAGCCGCGGAAACGCCGTAAGCGCTCTAACGGCACCGGCACAGTGTACAAGCTCGCGGGCCGACGACGGAGGCCCTGGGTCGCTGCAAAGGATAAGGTGATTATCGGATACTTTGAAACAATGGCAGAAGCCGAGGATGCGCTTAACGCGCTTGCCAAAAAGCCAATTTCAGAGCGCTTCAATATGACATTCGCCGAAGTGTACGAGGCCTGGAGCAGAGAACATTTCCGCTCTCTAACAAAAAAAGGAATTGAAGGCTATGAAATCGCATTTAAGCAATTTGCGGACCTGCATGGCGAAAAATTTCGAGAGCTTCGCACAGAGCATTTCCAAAAAGCTGTGGACAAATACGTCCAGAAGGGCCGCTCATATTCTGCCGCCAACAAACTAAAGCAGCTTGCCGGACAGATGTCTAAATGGGCCATGAGGGAGGAAATCATATCTACAAATTACGCTCAGTTTATAATACTGCCTGAGAATAAGAAAAAAGAAAAAGAAATCTTCACAACCGAAGATATAAGAAAGCTAAAGGCCAGTTATAGCGATACTGCAAAAATTATCCTCATGCTGATTTATACCGGCATGAGGATAGGCGAATTATTTTCGCTCAAGAAATCAAACTATCATGAAACTTACTGCATCGGAGGCGAAAAGACGGAAGCAGGCAAGGACCGCATCATACCCATACCCAGCGAGGTCCGGGGATACTTCTCATATTTCGCTCAGAAAGCAGGAGATAGCGAACTACTGATAGACGGTTATGATGGAAACAAAGAGATTGATAATTTCCGGCGCAGAGATTATTACAGGCTGCTGAATGACCTCGGCATCAAGAGGAAGTCGCCGCACTGTACCAGGCATACCTTCGCCAGCCTCGCCGTCGCGGCCAAAGTCCAGCCCGAAATCCTCCAAAAGGTTTTAGGCCATGCAGACTACTCAACTACATCGAATATTTATGTCCACGCAGACATTGATAAAATGGTGAAAGCTGTCGAAATGATAGCCAGTATCTCAAATAACTAACACGTTACTAACAAATCTCAAAACCGCAAAAATTAAAAAACCCTGAAATCGTTGAAATTTCAGGATTTTTTATGGTGACCCAGCGGAGACTCGAACTCCGGACACCCTGCTTAAAAGGCAGAAACATACCTGTCACAGGCTTGCACAGGCTCGCACAAGTTGGCATTTTTCAATAGTATCGGCTCGCCTCGTTCAGCCTTGTGCAGGTATGTGTTTTTTCGGATACTAACAAATTACTAACAAAGAAAGGGGCCGGATGCACCGGCCCCTTCAAGTATATGTCGCAAACGCATACTCCGATTACTCTTTGTCCTGAGACTCATTGACCTTCTGAGTGCCGAAGTAAAAGCCGATTATAAGTAGCACCAAATTGTTAACCCATTCGGGCAGGATAACGCCGCGCAAAGAGAGCACGGCCCAAACGCCCATCGCCACAAACGTGACAATGCTTTTCACTTTGATAAGATTTTCAAGGCTTTTCTTCATTTCAATCCCTCCAGCTGCTTTTCAAGCCATTCACGGATGATTTGCTTTCTCTGCTCGTCGGTGACTTCGGCAGGCGTGGGCGCTGAGGTCTCCTCTTTCTTTTCCCAGATGAGGATGTAATACGGCAGCGGCCGGCCGTTATATACCCCCTTATCTTTCGTCAGGAGCACCGAGGACCCGCCGCAGTCAAGCATGACGAAGTTTTTTGCGCCGAAGGCTACCATCTCGTCGCGAAGCTCCTCGACCGTGAGCTTGCCTTTGCCCTCGTCGAGAGAGCCGAACAGGACTATGTCGCCGTTCGGCATGGTGCCGATGCCGGCACGGCCTCTGCTGCCGCCCAGCTCGGCCCCGTAAATCGGCTTCGCCACCGGGCCGTTCGGGTCTATCAAGACGCAGCAGCAGATGTAATTCTTCTTGTCGCAAGGCACGACCGTCATGCCGAAATCTGACGCATCGTTCCACGCATAGCCCCAGTAGGTATATTGGTCCGAGGCGAGGACCTTCCCGTCTACCTTGAGATGACAGTAAGGTATAAACTTCTTTTCGAGCAGCCAACTGTTCAAATGGAACAGGCCGCTCACAGCCACATAGTCGCACCCCGTTTCCTGCATGACTTTTTGCGGAGATTTCATGTCGGGGTTAAGGTAAATCTGGATTTTGGACGGCTTGACGGTTGCGATAAGCTTGTATAGCTTCTCGTCGTCATCGGCATACCCGGGTATTCCATAGCCGCGAATACGCAAATCGTTCAGCGAGTAGATGCGTCGGCGAACTGCATCGGCGCTGTTGCCTTCAATGGTATATACCTGGCCATCATAAGCATCTTCGACAATACCTATATGGTCTGCATCGCCGCTGCCGTCCCAGTCGAAGTAGATGAAGTCACCCGGCTGGGGAATATAGCCGCCGCGTTCTTTCCACTGGCCGCGGGCCTTAAACCAATTCATTCCCTGCGTGCAGGAGGCCGTCAGCGGATATAATTCGACGCCGGCCTGAGCAGCGCACCAGCTAACGAAGATTGCGCACCAGGGGACGTTCATCGAGAAGCCGGCCCCAGTCTTTTCGTTATACCACTGTATGTATTTGTCGTCGCCCGAAGGAGCAGATACCCCTATCTGCGCTGCGGCGATTTCTAGGATTTTGTTTCTCTGGCTCATAGTTCACCTCACCCTATTCCTAATCGAGACATTAAAAAGCCTATTAGCCCACTGAGGACGACCAAGATTGCTTTCTCTACGATAGCCTCCCATCGCTTCGCAGGCTTTTCTTTTAAGGATTTCACATCGCATTTAATCTCAGTGACATCCTCCTTGATATGCTCCTGCTCCTGAGCCAGGGAAGCCACCGAGGATACAAGCTTGTCCAGATTGTCCTGCCGCTGTTCCATCTTATCAATGCGATGTGTGTTGGATTTGCAACGCTGCTCCAGCTCTGCAACTTTGACATCTAACTCCGGCATTGTTACCGCCCCCATATCTTGTACCTTTATGTCCATACAATAGCAAAAAAGAGGGAAGATTGCGTCAGGAACGCTTTCTCCCCTCTTGTTCTTTATTAATGGTTTTCTCGCAGATATTTCTTCGCCTCTTTGGACAGCTCCGGCATCAGCTTGAAGGCTGCATTGACCTCGTTCTTATCGTAGTAGTCGTTGCGCTTTTTCTCATTCTTATTTGTCTCGTCGGCTATCTCGAGCGCAGCCTGGAATAAGGCATAGTATCCAGGCGTCACTCCGGCAGCTATGCCTGCATCTATCTTTTCATTATGGCTAGACTTGGCCCCGACGACATAATTGTAAAGAATTTCTTCGACCGTATCAGGTTTCATCTTGTAAAGGCTGTAGCTTGACACCGAGGCGAGATATTTGTCAAAAGCCTCCTGCTGCTTAGGAGAGAGATAGCGCGAGCTCAAATCCTTGACGCTCTTCACGCCTTCTGCCTGCTTCATGCGGTTTTCCATAGCTGCCTTGATGGTATCGGGGTCAAAGCCCGCTCTTATTAAATCATCATAAATCCTGCTGTAATGCTTGTCCCCTTGCACCTTAGCCTTGTACAGCAAGTCATAATACTTGCCCCTGTTGTCCGAGCTGTTTATCGAATGGAAGAGGCGGGTCGCCTGATACTCGAGCCATACGCTGCCTGACAGCCTTAACGTATTCTGTACAAGCGCCTCGACTTCGCGCTTGAAGCTCGACGCCGGTATGCCTAAGAGGTCCGCAGCTTTAGCACCGAGGTCGGCTATCTTAAAGCCGATTGTATATCTGTCGCTCAGCGCCCTTTTCCCCGCAGCGATAAAGTCGGATATGGCCTCCATGTCCATGCGGTCCACACTGTAGCCCTGCCACAGAGATACCGCATCCTTGAGCCACGGCATCATGGACGGGAGCTCGTTTGCCATGTTTTCGGCGAAATTCTCCAGCCACTTCTCCGTGAACGCCTTGTCGTCATCGTCGCGCCATGCATCCATCAAAGCAGTTACAATGTTATTCAGCACGATAGACGATGTAAAGGCGAGAACTGTACGGACTAGCCGCGCCTTAGCTTCCGGAGTCTTGAGCTCGAGCGCCTGCCGCGCCGCGTTTCTCAGCAGGTTGTAGGACTTGGTCGGCTCGGACATAAAGGCCGTCGCCATCTTTACGCCCGTATCTCCACTTCTCATTAGCTGAGAACGGTGGAATGTTGTGTCGATTACCTGCGTGCGGTCGATAACCTCGTTAAACCTCTTCGCAACCGCCTGATAGAACTCTTCAGAGCCTTCTGTAAGGTCCGGCCGCTTGTCAGCTACCTCGAGCTCGCAGGCGTTCCACAGGCGGGCCCATGCGATACGGTCGGCCCAGTTGGCCCCGGCCATAGCAAGGTCCCCGATTTTGTTTATGGTTTTCATATTCTCCTTGCCGAGAAATACGTCTTTCATCTGCCGCCCAGTGTCAAAGTTGAAGTAGCCCCAATCCTTCCACTGAGCTATCGGTGCATATTTGAGGACCTTTTGCCAGTTGGTTTTCATCGCCGCGCCTTTGGCAAGGTATTTCGGGTCCAGAATTGCGGCGGCTCTAAGATAGGCGGTCGGCTGCTGAATAATGACTCGCAGGTTGAGCCCGACGCGAGCGGCTTTGTATCTGCCCATGAGCGAGTTTATCCAGGCGGCCCCGGCCTCGCTCCTTATTCCGCCGTTAACGTCGATGATGAACTTGCGGAAATATTCCTCTGCCCTGCTGCCGAACTTCTTGGTTATAGCCTGTTTTACGCTTCCGCTTTCAGTCTTATAATTCCATACCTTCTGCAGGTCGGACAGCGGAATTACGAAGGCATGATAGCTTCCCATCTGGTCGGCCTGCCGCGTGTAGACATCGAAAATGTCCTCGAGTATTATCGGGTTGTTTGCGAACGGGACGCGGGCCTTAGTGAAGCCCATGTTTTTAAGGGTTTTATCAGTGATTTCGCCGTAGGCGACTTTCAGATAGTTTTTATCTGAAACAATCGGGAAGTAGTCCTTGACCGTAAACTTATCATAGCCATATAGTCTGCGGGACACTTCGTTGCCCCACGCCGAAGTCACTTCGGTGAAAAACTTCGTGATGCCGTCCGCTATCCTCTGCTGCTCAGGAGTAAGCGTCTTAATAATGTTCTGCACGTCCTGAGGCGTGACCTTGACCGGCTGGAATTGCCGTACGATTTTGGGAATACGTTTTTTCCCTTCCCGCGTGACTATATCCGCAGGCTTAATTCCGCCTATGAATATATGCCTCTGAGCGTCCTCCTGCTTGTTGAGGTTGTAAAGTGACATCACTTGAGCGGGAGTAAGCTGTATCGTCTCCCCGGCCTCGGTTGTAAAGGTAAGGACCTTTGCCTTCGGCCCCGTCCATTCGTCGATTTTGGTGTCGCCGAGTAGCTTCTGCATATATTCCTCGGCTTCCTTGACGTGCCGTATCTTCGTGTCGAGGCCCTCGCGCAAACCGCTGAACACCTGATACATTGTCGGGCCCATCTCTTCAAAGAACGAGAAGCTGTCCAGCATTTCCATATTAAGAATATCAGCTATTCTCTTGCCGATTATGGGTCCGACATAGCCCTTGTCTGTTGAGTTTTCACGCATGACCGCATCGCCAAGCTCGCTGATGTACCGGCGCTGCCCCTCAAGCAGGGTGCGGTTCGCATCGTAGACGGTCCTCTCGATAGCCCTTGTCACCTTCCAGAGGTTGTCAAGCTCTTCTACCGTCATCTCCTTTAAGCTTTTGTTTTCGAGCGTGACGGCGAGCTCAGACATCATGTCCTGAAGGTCGGGGTCGAGGTCGATATATACGTCCGTCTCTTTCTCGGCTATCGTCCTGTAAGCATCCTGCAGGGCTCTCAGTTTGTTGATAGTCTTGTCGCTCATGCGGTCGGAGGTCAGGTCTATGCTCGACAAAAACTCCGCCACCGGTTTAGCCAGAGCATACGGCACATGGGTCCGCTCGGTCGGGTTGAGAAGCCGCTGCGACATCTTATTTATATGTCTCTTGATTTTGCTCCGCAGCTCGCTTGCCTTCTGCATCTCTCTGGTTTTCAGGTCCCTACTCTTGTAGCGTTCCTTGAGCTCGGCAATCTTTTGCTCGCGGTAAGCGCGCTCTCTCTGGATTGCCTCGGTTATCCTTCTCCGGCTCTCGGCCTTTATCTGCGCAATCCTTCTGTTTTTCTCTTCGCGCAGCCGCGCGAGCTTCTTGTCGGCTTTTATTTTCTCCTCGAGCAGCTTCCTCGCCTGCCGGTCGGCGAAAGTCGGCGCGGCCTGCGGGATTTCAAAGAACTGGTCGATTATCTCATTCGACAGATACTCGACCGCCTCGTTGAGATACGGTCCCATCGGGTTCTCATAAACCGGTCGGAGCGAGCGCATAACATCGACGATTTGATAGAGCATATCGACTGTGTTGTACATATCAGGGAACAGCGACTTGCCATAAAGCTCCTGCAGCTCCATATAGGCCACGTCGACCGGCAGGCCGTCCTTGCTTATCGCAAAGGGCAGGTTGTGCTTCCGCCAGCTATTGTAGTCTGTGATGTTCTGCTTGTCCCGCTCCGACACATTGAGCTTTGTAGTTCTCACATAGTTGCGGATTTCCTTGTAAATTTCAGCTTCGTATGCGTTTGAGAGCTCTTCGACGTTATCGAGGATTTCGTATGCGATGGCCCTGGCATCCTCTTTGACCTTGCTCCAGGTGAGCTCGTTCTTCCCGTCGCCGCCGTTGGCTATGAAGTCATAGAGGGTTTGCAGGCTCCTCGCCACGTCCGCCGCATCCACCATGCTGCCGTAATCATCGACGAGCTTCTTCGCATATTTAATTACAGCTTTCTGGTCGGACTTAATGCTCTTGCTCCTGCGGGTCTGGCCCTTCCAGTATTCCGCCCGCTCCTGCGCCTTCTTAAGCTTGTTTACCTGCTCCTTCAGGTACTCGTTCATCTCGGTAAGCCGCTTAACCTCTTCGCTGAGGTTCCGAGCGCCTTTGATGGAATACCTTATGTCCTCACTCCCGACATTAAACCTCTCGCTCAGAGGAATTACATTACCGTAATCGTCATAAACGACCGGGTCGGCGGATTTTATATCATTCGGATTATATATTGCATAGACGGTCTGCGGCTTGTTATACGAGAAAATCCCATTTGCGGACCCGCCGTCAACGATGTTGCTAAACTTAACGCCGCGGTATCCCTTGCCCTGAAGCGCCGACACAATCTTGTTGGTGCTCGCCCGTTTCCCAAGCTCGTCCTGCAGCTCTTCCGGTACGGGCACGCTTTCCCAGTCGCTATTTTGAGCATCGATTTCATACAGATTTGAAGAGGGTATTAGCAGCGCATATACCCCTTCGCCGCTTTCACCGGCCTCGGATACTCTCCTAACTCCGAAGTATCTTCCATACTGTTTTGCGTTTTCTATATCATCCGTCAGAAATACTGCATTGGCGCTTCTCGCCTTGCCCTCCGTGTCGAACCTTGTGAAGCCGAACCTGCGAGTGCCATGATACACCAGTGTGTCGAAGCCTTTGGATTTCGCGTATTCAAGCACATACTTCTGAAGCGCCCTTGTGTCGTTGCGCTCCAGTGCCGCCTCGTACTTCGCTTGCAAATTTTCAGCCCCGGTCTCTGCGCTGAGGATATAGTCCTTTGCCCTGTCGTACCACTCAGATAACGTCTCTCCGCTCTTCGGCTCGAATCCTCCATAAATCAGATAGTTGAGCCTGTCCCTAGCGGGGCTGTTTGAAAATTCGTCATCATACAGCCATCTAGTGTCTTCCTCAATAAAGTTAATGGCAGACTTCAACTGGTCTATATCTACATTTTCATCTTTGAGCGAAAACCTAATGTCCGGCGAATCGGTCGGGTTTTTATTGTCGACGGATTTGATTTGCTCGGGAAAGAAGGCGATATACTCTTCTCCGCTGTTGTTCACCCCATCATATCCGAGGCTAATCAGATAATCACGTGCTTTTGCCCCGGCATAATTCTGCCCTTCAAATTTTTTTAGAGCTTTGTATGCTGTTCCCTCGCTGGCCGGGTTGGTGATATTGAGATAAAATTTGCGGACGTTTCTCCCGTACCCTCTGGCATCATCTTCCCACGGGCTAAAGAAGTGGCCCTGAATGTCCATGTTGGCTCTGGACTTTGTGCGGTCAAAAACGGTAAAGTCCGTATCTGTGCCGTGGTACACCACAAGCAGATTGCCGTCCTCGTCCCGGACCTTGCTGTCCTTGAAAAACTCCGCCTGCGCCTCGGTGAGCCTGTTTCCCTCGCTGTCGGTTTTGAGGGAATACCTGATGTCCTCATTCTCTCTGTTGAACCGCTTGCTCAAAGGGATTATACCGCCCTCGTCGTCGTAGGTTACAGGTTCGGCGGATTTTATTCTTGATGGTTCAAAAACTACATAATGGTTGCTTTTTTCTCCGCCGTCACTCATGCCACGGAAAACGACTCCGTCTTTCCCCCTACGCTTTGCCGATTTGATTTTTCTGACTTTTTCTTCATCCTGTTTGTAAGGCGGCTCTGCTATTGCAAAATTACTAGTATCAACGTATAGCCGCATAATTCTAGGTGAAACATCCCCTTCTGCAAGGCTTCTTATCACGCCCATGTCAAGAATGTTCATTATTTCTTCAGATAGCCGCGAGGGATGAATTCTTACACCATACAAATCGTTGTACCATTCGCGCAAAATATCTAGCCGCCCCCGGACGTCGTCCCACGCTTTTTGATTTACCTTATTCGCGTAGTAGTTTTCTTTTGTGAGGGGTAAATATTTTTCTCCCTCAATAAAGACACCAGCTCTGAGGAGGTCTGCGTAATCAGTTGGGCTGTACTTCTTAAAAGCTTCTCCTAGGGCGGCGAGATTCCAATAGCCGTTTGAGAACAAGAAATAACGCTCGTCAAAGGGCAAGTTTTTATGAAATACATCCCTCTTTATCTTGTCCATAATCGAGTCGGCCTTCCGGACAATATCATCCCATGTCGCTCGGTTTCCCCCGACATAATCTGTTTCCTGCGGAGTGCTGTAAGCCTCTGCCGTTCTCTGACTATCAGATAGCCATACTCCGAGGGTTGCCGATTTAGCCTGCGTCTTAGCGCCGCTTGCCGAAAATGTATTGAATTTCTTACTCGTTCCATGCAGAAGTAGAGAGTTATACCCTGCCGCTCTCGCTGCCTCGTCTACCATCGACTGCAGCTTATCCTTGTTTTTCTCCGGGTCTTTTGCAAGCTCAAGGTATTCGGCGTCCTTAAGCGAGAGTTTTTGAGCAGCATTAGCCACACCGTCCTCCCGGGCGGTGTTTTTGCTTGCCGCGCTCGCCGCCTCCAGCGCCTTCGTCCAGAGCCGCACGGCCGTATCGAGCTCAGTCGGCACTTTTGCCTCGCCGCCTTTTAAAGCTCGTTTGATTGTTTCAATAAACTCCTTGATAGCGTCGAATATCTTCTGCGCCAGCGAGCGGTCGTCGGCCACAAGCTGTTTAATCGTCTTTTCGTCGATAAACAGCCTCTCGGTGAAGTCGGCGGCTATTTCGTCCATAGCCTCCTCGGTCGTGAGCTTAATGCCGGCGTTGGCATATCTTGTCTTATAGGCACTTATAAGTTTCTCCGTGCTGCCGCCCTGCTCTTTGGCGATAATCTTCATGGCATAGTCACGGTAGGCCCTGTAAGCCTCCGGCGCGAGCTCCTGTATGCGATGTGTGCTCTCGTGCTTTGCTACCACCATATAGGGGTTGTCAGCGTCCTGAGCGATATAGAGCGCGCCGTCCTTATACCAGCCGTTGGCCCCGCCCTTGCCGGTCGGCGCGGCCATTACAAATTTGCTGTTCAGCGCCTTCCCGAGGGAGTCGAAAAACGCCACGTCCTTTTTGTCGAGGTTCTTTGAATACTCGTTCTGGATAAAGCCCGGCTGAGCGGCCCGCACGGCCTTAGCCGCAGCCTCCATTTCCTTAGCCAGCGACAGCTTCGCGTCGTTCTGCCCTGCCGCGTAAGCCGCATATATCTGTGCGGGAGTGAGCACGTCCTTGTACTCGCTCCGAACGTCCTCCATATCTATGCCGGACACGCCCGCCTCGTAATAGGCCGCGAAAGCAGGATAGAAGTCCGAGAGTGCGACCTCGCCGTCATAGGCGGCCTGCAGAGCCTTCGCCCCGTTCTGCCCGAGCGTCGCGGCGGCTTCCTTGACTCTTTCGAGGTCGAGCGCTCTCCGCATCTCGTCCATTTCAGCCGCGCTGAGGTATTCGCTTTGGGAAGGCAGGGTAATATCACCCGCTCCCAATTTAAATGCGTCCTGCGGCCTTGCAAGGCTGTCCTCCGCGGCAAAAGGCGGCACGTTATAGTCTGCCTCCTCTCTGCCCGCCAGATATTCCTCGTTGACATTACCTATATTTTCCGTTATACTGAAAGTGTCAGGAGGTGTAACTATGCCATTCGTATTGACAGAATCCGGACGATTGATTAACGACTCCGTCAACCCTCCGCTCGAGTTTATAAAGGGCTCTTGGGTCCCGGCCAGGTCTCCGCTGTATGTTTGGGAGCTGGCAGAGGGCAAGCCGCTTTCCGAGGCGGAAGTCGAGAAGATTGTGAAGTCGGGCAAATTGAGCTGATCCCACATGTTTTGCGAACGCTCTAGGTCCGCAACATATTCGCCGAACTGTGCGTCCGTCATTTTAGTACGGTCAGCATTGCGCCACTTCTCGTAAATCTTGTCGCTCTCGAGCTTCACTTTCCATACGTCGGGACGGGTAAGCTGTATCTCGTTACCAAGTCCATCGGCGTTCCGGAACGTAATATGCAGACCTTTATATCCCCATTCATTCGACACTGCTTCGACTGAATACGGGATATTTTTTGTGCTCAGAATTCGGAGCACATCGGGTATCTGGTCGAAGCTATTGAGCTCCAGCTTGCCGCGGGCATGGTCCTTCATTGAAAGCAGGTCATACTCCTGGCCTGCATTTCTTTTTCTTACGACCTTATTAACCATGCTCTCAATGGATTTCTGTGTCCCAGGCTCGTATTTTAACCCAAGTTCATTTGAAATGTCCAAAAGCAGAGCATTAAGCTCCGCCTGCGCCTCTGTTGCCCGGGGATATATGGCCCTTGCTTCCCGCGTTAACTGCTTCTGCTGAACCTTCTCGGATATATTTCCAGTAGCAATAGCCGCGCCGCCCATAAGGCCGCCGGAGATAGTTCCGCCTGCCGCAGAGGTTAAGGTGTTGAATATAAAGAATTGTACAAGAGCTTTCGCCTCGGCCTGCTCTCTCGTATATCCCTGCGCTTCCAGCCCCGCGATGTACTGCTTAAACTCAGATTTGTCGCCCATCGCGGCAATATCGACGATATTGTTTGCCACCTCGGAGATAGCCTCTTCGGTCGCCTCTATGCCCGCCTGCTTCGCGGCCGTTTTCAAAACTTCCTTGAGGCTTGTCAGGCCGCCGCTTTGCGCCACTCTGAAAAGATTGTCAAGCGGTATCTTCTCAGTTGCGGCCTCGATTAGTCCCGCAGCCGTCGAGATAAGCGCAGCTTTGCCCGCAGACCCGCCACGCTGAAGGACATCATAGGCAGACTGTCCAGCCGCGCCTGCGGCCATGTAGGCGAGCGCGGCCGTCGGGCCGAGCGGCATTTTGGAAATATTCTGTCCTATAGAGAGCGCAGTATCGGCGAGGAAGGTAACAACCTTCGCCCCTGTGCCCTCGCCTAGTTTATTTGTAATCGCCTGATGTATGCCCTCTCTTGTGTCCTCTTCGATTTGCGCTCCCCTGAATATCGGCGCATTTATATCTACATACTGCTTTTCGCCCGTCAGAGCCTCTTTAACTGCCGCCGCTGCGGTCGCAAGATAGGCCGCCGGAGTTGCAAAAGAGCCGACAATGTTGGCAACACCGGCCGCAAGCGGGTACTTCTCCGAGGCCTCGACCGCCTTTTCTTTCGTAGACTCACGCTCTCTGGCAGTGAGTACAGTTTTAAGCGCATCGAGGTACTTCTCCGCACTGTCCCAGTCGCCTTTCGCGGCGTAGTATGCGAGAGCCGATTTTTCGTCATCTGTCATATAGGTGAGGTAGGAATCGGGAGTACCGCCTCTTAAAGCCGTGCTCGCGATTACCTGATTGGCGTAGCCGGGGTCGAGCACAAACTTCGCAGCGCGTTTTACGGAAGCCTTCCCACCCAAAAGCGGCACTTTAATATCCGCAGCGTTAAAAGCTTCAACCGTCGAGGCGTAGTCCGGACTCTCCAAAACGGATTTGTACTTTGCTATCTGGAAATCTCTCTCCGCTGTCCGCTTCTCCTCGTCCGATGGCTCGTACTGCCTTGCCGCGTAGCTCTGTATGTTCCCGTATATATCGCTGTAGGAGGGGGGCGACACATAGGTTTCCGGAGCAGGAACAGTGCTTATCCCTCTCTGCTGCTTGATATAGTCCCTAACGCTAAAGCCGCCCGTGTTAGAAACAGGGGCGGTTTCACTTTTCTGCGCATATGCCGGCTCTGCTGCGCTCTCTTTTCTCTTCTGCTTTATGTATGCTCTAACATCGAAGGCCATATTAACCCTCCTGACTATCTGCCTATTGGATTCCAGGGTATCGGAATATTAGGATTGGCAAGTAGAGGTCCGAATGGGCTGCCGCTATCTTCCTCGTCAATGCTCAGGCCGAGTATTACCTCGAAAATGTAAACCGCCTCGTCAGGCGTAATATTCCCAGCCTCAACCTGCCGATTGACATATTCCTCTGCTTCCTCGGGGTCGTCATAGTTCTTGGCCTTTGCGACGACATCCTTAAAAGCGGGGCTGCTCCCTATCGCGCCGCCTGCGGTTCCTGTCACCGCCTGCTGTCTATAGTAGTCCGCCATGCTCTGCGCGTAGTCCTGAGATATTCCCGCCGCCGCCAGGAGCGCCTCGTCGGGCACCATCCCCGCCGCAATCTGCTGCAGGGCGAGCTGTCTCGCAAAGGCCGCGGCATCCTGCGACCTAGCATACTGAGTATTTTCCTTGTCCCGCTCCCTCTGGTACTGTATATTTTCCCAGCTCATGGCGTTTGAAATGTTCTGCTGCAGGAGATTGTCGAGGCGGCTCTGCTCGTAATTTCTCTGCGCGAGCTCGTCCATATAGCGGCCGTAGTCGAAGTTGCGGTTGAGGTTGTACTGGTTGAGCAAATCCTGATACTTCGCATAGTCCCCGCGCTCCAGCGCCGTGAGCATATCGAGGTTCTGCCTCTGCCTGTTCTGCTCGCCCATATACATATCGTAGGCGGCCTGCTCCAGAGCGTTCATATATTGGTTGTATGCCTGCTGTCCGGCCAGCGCCGCGTAGGAGCTAGCTATGCCGCCCGTACGGGCCGATATTTGGCCGAGAGTATCCTTCATGGCAAGTTCGCCCATGCCCCTGTAGCGGTCCGCGAGGCTCTTATATGTATCGCTCGCAAGGAAGTCCTCATAAGACGAGCCCAGGAGGGTTTGGGCGAGGGCATCTATTTTTTCTTTGTACTTATTGACGTACTGCGGAGCGCTCTCATAGGTGAAGCTTTCCTGCGGCTTCTGATTGTTATTGTAGTTAATTATGTAGTCCATCGCGGCATCATAAAAATCGTCATAGGCATACTGCTCCAGCCCCTCCGTAGTCAGCGCCTTATTTACGCGCCGCTGCAGGGCGGAAGCCACCTCGCTTGCCGGGGCCCCCCTGTCCATCATATCCCGAATTTGCAAAGAGATGTCGGTGTCGTCCTCCATCGGGGCGATAACCTCGTATGGTTTTCTCTTTTTCTTTTCCTCTGCCATCTCTATCCCTCCATTTGCTCAATCAGAGCCTCGAGCTCTTTTATGCGCTTTAAGAGCTTGCCGAAGGCAAATTCCGCTCTCTCCTGAATGTAGTTTATGTGCTGCGCCATCTCTTCCTTAGTCGGATTTGGAGATAGGCGGCGCGGAAACACAACCATTTTCTGCTCTTCGTTTCTCACCGCTCGCTCACCGCCTTATATTCTCTGAGCATGGACTTAACCATGCAGAAGCCCGCGCCCGAGAGCCGTACTCTGAATCTGTCGCACCGTCTCGGAACGATAGGCATTGTAAAGGTCTTGTGCCCCTCCGCGCGGGTCAGAAAAACCTGCTTGAACGGGCCGTCGTCAACGGCGACCTCGACCTTGAGCGTCGAGCCCGCAGCCATCTCCACGCGCAGGAACAGCTTGGTGTAAAGCTTTTTGTTTAACACTACCTCGTTAAACTCGACGAGCTCAGCCGTCCACTCGACCTTTTCATCGCTCCCGCTTTCGGCAGCAATTACAGCCTTCTTGTCCGCGTCCAGATAGTAGAGTACATTGTCGTTTTCAGCGAAGTCAATTGCCCGTGCGTCTGTTTCCTTGAGCCATATCCGGTGCAGCGTATCGTAGACGTAGAGGCCCCATGCGCCGTTTTTGTCCTGCATCGATATGTAGTATTTGCTGTCCTTCCGCCCTGCGACCGCCTCGGAATAGCCGCCGAGGCCCAGAGGATAGCTGATAAGGACCGGCGTGTTTCCGGCGTAGGCATACACACCTTCAACGCCCTTGTAATACAGGACCTCGTTTATAATCTGCATGGACTTGTGACTGCCCTTCTGCACCCCAGCCACGTTGAAGGGATACAGCGCATATTCGGCGGGATAGTCTCCTATGAGCTTATAGAGCATATCTTCCTTCCATATGAGCAGGTCGTCGCTGTAGGCGCAGAGGCCCGTGAAGTCGCCTTCCGAGGCAACAGCCACGGAGTAACTGTCGGTGGATGCCCCTTCAAATACGTTGAAGTTTGCCGGGCTGCCGAGCGCGGAAACAAATATCGCCCTTGATTTGACCGTCCTCTTCGTTCCTGTCTGCATATCATAAATTTCATTGGAGAGCGAATTTGATACTCCGCATAGGCGGTTTTTCCATGAGCATATGTAGTCGAGGTCCGGCACGGTACGCTCTATCGTTATGGCGGCGCTCTCAGTGCCCGCTGTGAACGTACCGGCATCAAAAGTCAGGGCGTTGGAGGTAACAGACCTTATCACAGCGCTTTTGTTGTTGGCGGTTATGGAAATGCAGCCCGAAATTGTGACAGCATCTCCGACTTCAAAGGATTTTCTCAAGTCGTCGTTGGTCCGGGTGCCGTCATAAAGAATATAGACTATCTCGGTTACCGCAACTGGAGAAAAGTCATCATTCCAAGTGTTGACGGACTTTATCCGTGCGTAAACCCCATTGCTGTTCGGCGGGTCGAAATCGGACGGCGACGGCAGACCCTCGCTGAACACGACCTGCACATAATACCCAGCCGACTCGCTATATTGCGGAACAACCACCATGCCCGCCCTAGCTTCAGAGGTCCTAATAACCTGCCCGTTTGCAACAATGCAGGCCTCCGAAGGCGAGGACCAGGGGCGGCCCGTTCTTGTAAAAATTTCTCCAATCGGAGGGTTAGCACTAAGTGTTACGCTTCTATCTGTGAAATTCACCGTATTTTCCAACGCCTGCACCTGCGCGTCGAGATAACCCCATTTAGGGTTGTCAGGGTCGGAAATATCCAAATACTTCTTGTCCGGCCAGATTACGAGTTTGGTATTGACAACCGCAAACTGCTTTTCGCCCTCTGTGATTTGGCCGACAACCTGCCCTCTATAAATGAAGTCAGTGCCGTCCACTACGACAAGACCATCCCATGCGGTCAGCGCCGTCGGGTTGCCATGCTCTCCGTAGACAGCGTTTGACCTGCGGACTGCAAGGCATGGAAATTGGTCGCTCGTGAGGTTTTTGGACGCTCTCAGCTCGCCCTCTTTGGCGCTCTGAGTTAGATTGAGGCCGCCAAAGCTCACCGTCTGCTGTTTTTTCTTCCCAGAGCGGCTATCGAGATAGGGCAGCATAAGCTCACCCCCAGATATTTATAAAATGCGTCGCCTGCTGAGGCATATGCGTCTGCCTGTAATGCCTCGCGAAGGCTTCATAGGTGCTGTTGAAGAGCACCATAGAGTTGTTGTAATCGTCATAATCGGCGTTGTGGAAGTCTATCATAGCCATCACATAGAGCGGGTATATGCTGTCATAGGGAGCCGGAACCAGAAGCTCCGCGTCGTCGCTCTCAGGCAGCACCGGCTCAGCGTCCTTGAAAACCTCGAGGCTTATCCTGCCCTCGAGTTCGCGTATCCAGTCGGCCTTGACCTCTTGAGAGAAGGCGTTAGACTTTAGTTCATCCGCCCGCTGTATTGCTTCATTAATAGTCATGCCTGTTGCCTCCTGTCTATATAGCCGTCCTGTGGAGGCTAATTAAGTAGAAGCCGCTGCAGTAGTTCAATCTGCTTCTCCAAATAAGTTTTTTGCGCCAGTCCAATTACATACACGTCCTTGTATGTAGCCGGTGAATCGGGCGTTTCGGGTGTTACGAGTTCGCTTTCGATGGACCTTTTAAACACGATTGTGTAATCAGTGTAGATGGACGTTTCTGTAATCTCTCTTGTGACTTCTTCGCCCGTCTGCTCGTCATATTCGGTTACCGTTCTTGTGTCTACGATGGAGATTACGCTTGTGTCTGACAGTTGCGACAGAAATGCGTCAAAGCTGCCCGTTGCGTCGATTTTCAGCGTGAGCGTGTCGCGCTGTGCGTTTTGAATTAACTGCTTACCGCCAAAGACTTCGCCTATAAACTCTGTGTCATTGATTATAATTCTTGCCATATTTACCCTCCTTATGATTTTCTCCACACGCCACCGACTTTGACGTGTACTTCGTCGATTGTGCGCCATACACCGCCGATTTTTACAGCGCCATCCGCATATGAGCGACTTACTCCGCTAATGCGGGGATAAATGCTTGGCGGTGTCCACCACTGGATTATATAAGCGCCGTCAGTATCCGGTGTATCAGATACCCAGATTCCAGAGTCCAATTCCAAAGCCGGCCGAACGCCCCAGTAGCCGCGGTACGCGCTGTCGCCGCTGTACGCGCCGTCCGGGAGGACAAACCGCGCGTCGTACGAATAGCTGGCGTCCGGGGTCCTTAACCACCAATACCAGGGCAACGAAGCATGTAGCATCTCATGGTTATTATATTCGGACCTCGACACCGCTTCGGCCGTCGGATATGCTCTACGGATATTGTTACTGAAAAGGTCCCATTTCGAACCTTCGGCAATGCCGTTTTCGTTTGACAAATTGACTTCAGTTTTCGATAGCAAATATACCTTCCTGGTTATGTCCTCATACCCTCCGCCATCAACAGACGATTTTACAACCCTGATCGTAGTATTCAGGATCGCATTCCGGAAGGCTTCTTCGAAATTAGAAAGAAAACCGGCTTCAGCGTCGTATTCGTTATAGCCGGAATCAACGTTCGCATTGTTAGGCGGCGCGTCATAAGTATGGCGGGCGCTATACCATGCCCCAGCGCCTGCCGCGCTATTAAGCCATTGGTCAATATTTGATTGGGAATAACGATTGTTGCCGTAATTCCGTCGGTCGCTGTTCGGGTTGCTGGGTTCTTTCGCGTCGAAGCATTTCAGGGTAATTATTCGCTCGGTTATCAGCTTTGTCCGCCCATTCGCCGTGTCCTGATGCCCGACTACCCACCGAATCACCGCGCCGTTGTATTTGGTGCCTAACGACTTCACTACCGCGCCAACGGGGAGACTGCCTATCGTTGCCATGCCGCCGCCCCCTTACTGGTACTTAATCCAGATTTCACCGTTGTTGCCACCCGAAGGGTTAGACGTAGACAGGACGATGTTGCGGATTTGCGGCGTGGTATAGCTCGTGTTGCTCTGCGCTGTGGCGATGCCAGTAAACGTGCCGCCGGATTTGGGCATGTAATCGCTATGCGTATGCTCAGATGTCGCCGCGCCCACATCCGCGGCGTTTAATGTGATGTCAGAGGACAGCGCCTTGTTATTGACCTTTCGAGTAGTAGGCACTGCGCCAATGTCTGCCGCGTCGAGCGTGATGTCGCTTGACAGAGCTTTACCGTTGACCTTGCGGGTATTCGGTACGGGCGTAAAGCCAAGAGCATCCTGCTTGCTATTCCATGTCGCCTTTTCAGCGTCCGTCACCGTGCGGTGAGATGAGTCTTGCTCCAAATCAGCAAGCGCCGTCGGTATCACTGGCCGCCCCTGCACATTTGTCCAATCCACGGAATAAGCAACGTCTGCGGCTTTTACAATACCATCACCGTCCGGGTCGTAGACGGCTTTCATCATGTCGCCTGCGCCTGCGCCTTCACCGTCAGCGCCGTTGTAGACTTGGAATGTTGACGTTGTGCTGTCGGTATAAGTTACCGTATATGTGTCGGTTGTCCCCGGTGCTCCGGTACCGCTTGTCCGTACAATAGAGACTATGCCACGTCCGTCGTCACCCTTATCGCCCTTATCGCCTTTATCGCCCTTATCACCTTTAGGGATTCCAAAAGCTAGATTTACCACGCCCTCAACGGTTGTTTTTGTGACTGTAGGCGTAGTGCCTTCCGGAAGTCCTGTAGCAGATACGGTCATGTTCTCGATTGCTTCTTTTGCGGCTTTCGCTTCGCGTGCTGATGTTGCCGCCTCGCCCGCCTTCTGTGCCGCGGTCGCCGCGCTGCCTGCCGCCGCTTCCGCGCTCTGCCCTGCCTGCTCTGCGAAGCCATCCGCTTCGAGGACTGCCTTCTCAGCCGTTAAAATATCAATCTTCATCGCGTCTATCTGCGCCTGTATCTGCTCGGCCTGCGAAGGCGTTAGGTCGGCAGGCTCATGTTCGGCATCAGGGACCTCAGCGGGCAGTACCTTGAAAGTCGTCGAGGCAGACATGACTATGCGCTCGACATTCTCGCCGTCGAGCTCCACGCCCTTTATCGTCATTGTCATATCGCCCTCATAGGCCAGCGGCTCTGAGGGGATAGGAACGAGATATACGTCGGTCGCGCCCTCTTTCAGTTTGTCGAGCGTGAGGATAACGCAAACCGGATTCTGCCCGTAGGCATCGAAAAAGTAAACCTTCTTCGTGGTACCTTCCCACAGCGAGTTAAACGATATTTCCAGCGTGACGGCATTATGAGAGCCCGCCGCTCCTGCTATGGAAGAGGATTTCTTTATGTACTCGTCCTGGACCTGGACTGTAATTACCCTGTTCATCGCTTCTGCCTCCTACACAAACGGCATGAGCCGCCGGAATTGCTCCCGGACTGCGCCCATGCCGTGTCATGTGCCAAAAATGCTGTGTCCCGCGGTAGTATTAAGTTTTGCCTGCGGATTACAAGCGGCCTGCGGCCACCGCAGCCTGGAATTCCGCCTCTTTTTCCTGGCTGTACTCAGCCGCTTTGATGTCCTGTATCTGGCTCTGGTCGAGCACCAGCGCGAATTTGCGTTTGATTGCCACCGGTTTCCCGCGCTGGATTCGGCAAGTTTCGCCGTTAACGGCCACGAACACATCGTCCTTGTATTCTCGGCCATCCTTAAAAAGCTGCACGATTACGCGCTCATTAAGATACGCGCTCTGCTCAGCCTTCCTGGCCGCGGCCTCGTCTGCCGGTACAGACTTCGTCCCTTCCTTTGCTTTGGCCTTGACCTCGGCCTCGAGCTTGGCCTGAATTTCCGCGATTTTCGTTTCGATTAGAGCGTCAAGCTGCTTTTCCGAGACGGTTATTAGCTTTTCTGTCTGTTCATTCTGCTCAAGTGTAATATCCGGAGCTTTCTCTTTCGACATAAATAAACCTCCTTGTCATATCGGGTCTCCCTCCCGCCGGCGGAAATACCGGCGGGAGGGGTTGTCCCTTAGCTTAGTTGGGCATGTGGTCGTTGAAGGTAGAGCAGGACTCGATGCGTACCATGTACTCCTCAACGAGCCTCTTCGCGACCATAGTCGCCTTCCAGCCGACGGTAGCGCGCTGGTTGAGCGGGTCGCTGGTGCCGCCAGAGCCGAGGGGCTTGACGATAATCTCAGCGCCTCCTCCGGTTATCTCAGTCACGCCGTAGGCATTGGCCCCGATTACGATGGTCGCGTAGACGTCGCGGCCCTCAGCGCCGGCCTCTCCAGGATAGATAACAGCGTCCTTAACGCCGTCAGTCGTGCTGATGCTCGGATCGGTGTCAAGTACGGTGAGCGTCGCGGCATTTGAGCCGCTCTTCGCAGTCGCGCTCTTCACGGTGTAGAGCTTGTTCGCAAGGATAATCTTCCTTCCGACAAGCGCCGTGGCCTGAGCTTCGGTGAGCTCCTCGTTCAGTTTTACGGTCTTGCCTGCCGTAGAAAGCGTTTCAGCGATTGTCAGGTTCCTTATCGCCTCAGTCGTCGCAGTGGCCTCGATGAGAGGCGGCGCGACAAACTTCTTCGCCTCGGTCGTCTCCACAAACCTAACGCCGGCAATCTTTCCGATTTCGCCGTTGTAAAGGTTCTCCGTGTCGACGTACTGGTGCGGGTACTTCCATTCAGGGTCGTTGGTGAGGTCGTAGCTGAGGTCCGGGTGGATGATAGCCACATAGCTGTCGTCCACTTTCTCAGCGTTCATGGTCTTGAGGAAGCGCGCCGCAAGCTTGATGTCGTTGACGGTGAGGTAGCAGTTTCCGGTTTCGCCGCCGCCGGTTAGCAGATACCTCGCCTCTTTACCGCCGGAGAAGATTACGTTGGTGCCGCCCGCGAGCACTTCGCGGGTGACGGTATCGAGCGTCCGCCCCATCTGAGAGCCCAGGAGCTTGGTGGCCTGGACTATGTTGTTGTCGATGGAGGTCAGTATGAGGATGTCGGACAGCTCAATGTATCCGCCGTACTGTGCCACGGTCGCCTCGATTGTGGTTACGTTGAGCTTCTGCCCGTCAGGAGTTACGCCTTCCTGCAGCGGTACCATAAGCTTCGGCAGGGGCGAATACCTGCGGAATTCTATGGTCTTTCCGCCGTTCTTGGGTATCGGGTGCTTCTGCGCGAACTGGTCATGGACCAGCTTCGGTTCCGCGATGTCGATAAGATAGTCGCTGTAGAAGGTTTTCATTTCGGCGGAAAGGCCTTCGTCCGTTGTGACGTTGGTGTTCCCGTCGAAGAGGTTCAGGAATATCGGAAGCAGAAGAAGCTTCCTTGTTTTGGTGTTGGTGGTATACATGGTTATTTCTCCTCCCTTGTTTTGGGAACGGAGATTATAATTCTATCTTCTCTCCCCGTTCCACTCTTCTTGCGATTTCGGCCCTGTCGGCTTTGGTGAATTTCGACGGGTCCGATTTGATGATGAAGCTGCCCTGGGAGAAGGATACAGCGTTCTCAGCAGGTCTTGCCCCTTTGGCGCGGATATGGTCCACGACCTTCTTTTCGGTCTCCTGCGCGGTCTGCTTTATCTTCCCGCTCACGATTTCGTCCATGTGCAGGACCTCGTAAGCCTTCCGAACAGGTATCCCTGCTTTCAGAAGTTTGATAAATTCGGGATTTTCCTGCTCCGCCATCAGGTCGAAGTCGGGATAATCGGCCCGCATTTCCTCGGCCTGCCTTATCCAGTCCGCAAGCTGCCTTTGAGCCTCCTGCTGCCTGTTTATCTGCTCAAGCAGCCTGGCCTTCTCGGCATTTTCGCGTTGCAGCCGCTGCATATATTTGAACTGTTCGACCGTTAGGCCCGCTCTCTCAGCCGCCTCATTGTAAAGCGCGTCGTCCTTTTCGATAGCGTTGATAAGCTTGTCGAGGTTTCCGTCGCTTATCCCGTATTTAGTGAACAGCGCGTCGAGAATAGGCTGATGCTTGGCCAGCGTCTCCTGCAGGGTCTTGTATTCCTTGAAGCGCCGGTCGATTATGCCCTGGACCTCGTTGGTGTAGATGTCGTAGAATTCCCCGCCTTTGGAGACAAGCTGCTTGAATTTGGCACGCTTCTCCTCCAGTGTGTTGGATGTCGCGATTGTCTCCGTATTCTTGGTCTTGCTCCCGGCGTCGGAGCTCATGTCACCTGCGGCGGCCGCTATATCCTGCGGCGGCTTCCCGTAAATGACATTCGATAACTCGCCCGCTTTGCTTCCCCTCCGGCCGTTCGAGGGTTTTGAAAGTTTCATCCCGGCCTGTGCGTTCCCATCGCCAGGGGTTCCGGCGGCGGCAGCCGTTCCGCCTTCGCCGCCCGCAGCGCCGCTTCCGGCAGCCGCGCCTCCGTCAAAGAGGTCGAGGCGAATTGGGAACAAAATTCGCATGAGCTTCATAACTGGATTTCTCCTTTCCGCGGGTCTTTCCCCGTGTAGTCAGCCGCCTGGTGCGGCAATTTTTGTATTACTGCGTCGAATATAGCAGATATTTTTGAAAATTGCGTCAGGAAGCATTTTCACGCTCTTCCGTGATTGATACGAGCTCAGGGTGTGCCTGCTCAATCTGCAGAAAGCCGAGCATTATAGCCTCGCTCACGGTCTCGGCCTCCGGCGCTTCGCTCTCAAACTCAAGCCTCATATAGCCCTGTTTGTCCTCAACGTCTCTGAGCCTTGCCTTCCCGATAAGGTCTGCATTGGCCGCCCAGCCGAGGAAGGTATAGGCGAGAGCGGAGCAGGCCGCGCATACGGCGGGGTTCTTTGTCGCGTGTCCTTCCATCTCGAGGCGGTACTTTCCGCCTCCGCTTTTGAATGTGATGTTTACCATAGTCCTCCACCTCCCAATCACGGTTGAACAGCCGTCCTAATGCCGTTAATCAGGCTTGCCATATCGGGCTTGCTGCGCCTCGCAAGCGCCTCCTGGTAGTTTGTCATAGGCTTTTGAGCCTCGGCCATCTCCTCGTTTACGCCGCCGCTCTTGCCGCCGCCCGCGGCCCTGACTCTTACGTTTCTGATTCTCCTCGGCCTCGCTCCGCCTATGCCCATGTCTTTCCCTGTGACGGCCTGTATAATTTCCGCCATTTGGTCCATCTGAGCGGCCATCTGCTTAACTATGTTCAGCAACGTCGCTCCCTGCTCGATTAGCGCCCGGACTTTGTCCTTCCCCTCGAACTCCATGAGCTCAAGCGCACCGAGGCACTCCTGAGCCCTCTCGGGATTGAAGAAGCCCATAGCGTAGAGCTCCTTTGCCATCTCGTTCTGGCTCGCTCGTGAAAATGGATTCCGTTTCTGCGCCTTGACTTTGATGTCGAATATCGGCCTGCGGTATTTGATTTCCTCGCCTGGATAAGATACAGGCAGCGGCTCGTCCTTAAGGCGCTCATTGGAGAACTCTATGAACTCATAGGCGCCGTTTGGCCCCGTGATGCGGAAGTAGCGCTTTTCGTCATAGAACTGGCGGGAATTTTCTATAATCAGCTCGTTTATCTCGCCATAGGCCCTGTAAGAGCCGCCTATCATGTCGCGGCTCGTCTTGTTTCCGGCCTCCTGCAGCGCCGAGATTGCCGCCGCCGCGGTTACGCCACCAGAGGTACCACCGGCATTAACGTCGCGGTTCGCCGAGGTCTCCTTGAGCTCTTCTATCTTCATCTCGTAGATATAGCGGACCTCGGGGTTCATCGGCGGTACTTCAAAGGGTCGGAATTTGTTGTCGTTTAAGCTGCCCGTGAAATGGATAAGCTGCTTCGATACGTCCGTGAGCTCTTTATCATTGATGCCGAGGTCGTCGCTCACGAAAAAGCGGGGATTTGCGGACAGGGCGGCGTGCTTGAGAATGAGCTTTCCGAGCTTGTCTATGTACATCTGCGGGTCCTTGCATATCGCTACCCATCCGAAGCCCACTGGAGTGCCCTCGTCCGGAAACAGTGTATCGAACACCACAGGATATTTTCCGTGGGCATACCATCCGGTCTCTCTGTACTCAGGGTCGTTTTCTGAAGCGTAAAGCAGGTTTTTCCCGACGAATTTCACATAGTGCAGGAGCTTCCGCCCGCCCGGATAGCGGACTTTATAGTACCAGTCAACCACAAGGGATTTGTTGGAGGTATCGACGGCGTCATCATAGACGTATTTAGCCGTCTCTATCACGTTCCCGCCGAGCTTCCCTCTGAGCTTCGGATATTCCTGCTCCAAAAGGTCGTTGTCAACCAGGTCAACGATAAAGAGATTCCTGGACTTCTGAATATCGGTAATCCCAGGCTCCCAGAAGATATTGAGCAGGTCTATGGCCCGTATATCGTGGTCGCCCAGGCCGTTCTCAAGCTCAGGGTTCCAAAATACGCCGTATACCGCCGTGCCGTGCTTGAGCTTCTTCCACCAGTTGTCGGAGTAGGTTTTTTCAAAGTTATTTCGCTCAAGAATGACCGGCAGAATAGCGCTTAACTGCTTAGCGGTCTCCTCGTCGCTCTGTTCACGCGGCAGCACTATGGGCTCAGGATAGTTGTCCATCGCATCAGCGTGCCCGTTAAGCAGCCGGTTGAACAGCCAGGCCGACGAAGGCTCTGCATCCATCTGTTCGTCTAATTTTTTATTCTTCCTCAGCGCCTCCCAGTGCCGGACCTTGTACCAGAGCTCGTCCTCGATTATGCGGTTCTCGAGGTTCGCCTTTCCGTCCTTGTACTTCTTTAGCGTGGCAATCGCATACTCAATTTCCTTTTCGCCGATAATCTGCTCTGCATTTGCTATGCTCCTGCTTTGTTCAAGCAGTAAAAGTCCGTCTGCCTCGGGCGGAGGAGCGGAGGGCTGTATGCCCGGCAGGCCGCTGACGGGCCGCTGCGGATTTTCTCTTCTCTTAAACAATGCCATCCTCGCCATCTTTTTTTCCTCCCAAAATCAAAACTGTCTATAGAAATCGTATCTGTCGTATTTGGGCTGCTGGTCCGCAAACAAATCGAGCGGGTCGTAAACGATAAGCTGAGGCGCTTTTTTGGGCCGCGGCGCTATCGGATTGAGCATACAGATATAGCGAGTCTCGTCATAGATGTGGTCCTCGCCCTTCGTGTCTACGTCCTCGGGGTCGGTTTCGGAGTAAGTCAACGCGGGAACGGTCCTAATAAAATGCCTGCAGGTATTGAATACATAGAGGAGCGGTATCCCGTCCTCGTCGAAGGCCAGCCGGTGGTGTATCTGCATTTTTCCGGCCATTCGGTCGTTGTCGCCCTTATCCCAATAAACGCCGCATTTCTCCATGATTGAAGCTATGCTCTCCGTGCCGTCGCTCGAGAATATCGCAGGGTCCGCAACTCCGTATATCTTTTTTCCCTTTAAATTGGGGTCCTCGGCCTCAATCTGCTTAATCTTCCGCGCCACTTCTGCCGGTTCCCACTTCACGCCTTTGTCAGGTTCCCCCGTGCAACCGTAGAGCTCGCGTATGCGGTATAGCCTCCGGTCGTGGTCCACGGCCCACCAGCCGACGGAGAACGGCCTCGAGTAGCCCCAGTCGAAGCTCCGGTATATCCGCCATGTCTCAGGCACGATAAACGGGTCTATGACGTGCGTATTAATTCGGGTCGCATAGCCGTCGGGATTGTTACGCCATTCCGAAAACACCTGCCCTGCAAATACATCCCAGTTGCCATAAAGAAGGGCCTGCCTCTCGGCCTCCGGCATTGAAGCGAGGCGCGTGAGATAGTCGGGGTCGTTCTCGAGCAGCTTTTGGTTATCGAATACGGTAGACGGCACGAAAATGCGCGACTTATAGCGATACTCCTCGTGTCCGTCGGGAAAACGTATCTTGACCTTTTCCCATATCGTTTTGAGGGGCGGCCCAGGCGTGATAAAGCGCTCTTTCACCCAGGCGTGGCCTATTCCGCCGGGGTTCGCCTGAGCGCGCATATACACCCGCGTACCCGGCCCGTTCGGCCTGTTTCGGGAGAACATATACGAATACTCGTCCCAGGTGAAATGCGTCAGCTCGTCAAAGTCGATATAGTCGTATCGTTTACCCTGATAGTTGGTCCTATCTTTGACGTGCTGCATCGTGCCGAAGAATATCTTTGCGCCGCTCGGGAAGGTCCAGAAATGACCGCTGATGTTGTATTTCGCCCGAGGGTACGCAGGCTTGTAAATTTGATAAGAGCGGTCTATAAGCTCTTCGAGCTGAGGGTACGTCTTCCGGAAAATAATGCCCTTGTAATGCGGTATGCGGACCTGCCGCAGGGCTTCTGCTAAGGCGCAATCGCTTTTTCCGCCTCCGGCCGCACCGCCGTAAAGCGCCTCGTCCTCCCAGCGCTGCATGAAGGCGGCCTGCTTAGGCTGAGGGGACCATACAACTTTACGCATCTGGCGCTCCCTCCTCCGGCGGCTTTTCGGGCTCGAGTACGGCCGGCATCTCGACGACTCCCGTTTCAGCTTCGCCCTCGGCCGTTGTTTTGCCGTCACCTATGCCTAAGTGCCTGCAGAGCAGGTCCAGGGCCTTGAGTTTGTCGTAGAGGCGGACCTCGCGGTCCTCTCCGTCCCCAAATTCCGTAGGGATAATCTTCCTGCGGACTGCAGCCACACAGCTTAAATCCTCTCCCGAAGCATCGGGCCGGACAGTGGCATTATCAAAATCAATGATGTCCTTCGCATTTACAAATGCCACCTTTGCCAGCTCCATGAGCACTCGGTCAGCCGTTATGCCGGTCCGCTTGCTTCGCTCCGCTTTTGCGCGCGCGATAGCCGCCGAGACCTTAACATTCTTTAACAGTCGCGAGCCTTGCTCCGCTGCTGTTTCAGGCGAATATCCCGCACGAATGGCGGCCTGAGTAGCGTTCAAATCAATCATGTATTCCTCGACAAAGCGCTGCTGCTTGTCTGTCAGCCCCTTTTTTCTCGCCACTCTTAGCCACCTCCTTGCCTTAAAAGGCTATCAGAAAAGCGAAAAAAATGCGTCAGGACGCAATTTTCGTGCATCCTGACGCGCTTTTTGCGGTCGGCCCTATTAAGATTAAGCTATATAATAACTGCTCTGCTTATCTCTCTCCCTCTCTTATCCTCCCCCCTATAATCCCCCCTCCTTCTCTCTCCCTCTCAATTCTGCGGCTCTCGAGACTTTGCATAAACTCCGCGAAAATTTCCGGTAATTTTTTCTCCTCTCCCTCTTGACTTTGCGGAATCTCTATGATAATATGAGTATGCAAGCGAGGAAAATAAAATACGAAGATATGGTTGACGCCGCGAACGCGATACTGAAAAATAATTAAAAGGAGGAGCAAAAATGAAAAAAGTCATTAACGGCGCACTCTACAACACCGAGACGGCACGACTCATAGGCACATACTCCAACGGCGGCACCTGGCGCGATTTCAGCCACTTTGAAGAGACCCTCTACCGTACAAAGGCGGGCAAATACTTCCTCCACGGCGAGGGCGGACCAATGACAAAATACGCCAAGTCCGTTGGTAACAACGAATGGTCCGGAGGCGAACACATCGAGCCCCTGACTCCGGCAGCGGCCCGCGAGTGGGCGGAAGAGCATCTCACCGCCGAGGAGTACATCAAGGAGTTTGGCGAGCCCGAGGAGGCCGCCGACGGCCGCGAGGCAATCAATATCTCGGTCCCGGCGGAAATCAAGCGGAAGCTCGAGCGCCTGAAAAGTGAGACTGGGAAGAGCATAAGCCAGATTATCGTTGACCTCGTCGAGAAGCTTTAGGCTAAAGCAAAAGAAAAGCCCCGCAGTCTTGTCCTGCGGGGCTAAATTTTCTATAAAGGCTCATAAAAGGATAATCCCTTTTGTAGCAGCGCTGTAGCAGTGTGGTTTGTTAATTAATTTCAATCATCTCCTTTTTTGCTATGTAATGTGGTGGTTAGGAAAATCCTAACTCACCATTACCGCAATTACACACACCGGTCATACCTGGCTTTAAATCTCCCCAAGATTTCGGAAAGTCAAAGTCACAAATGATACAGGAGAGAGCTATTGTACCGTTTGGAACATGCGTATCTTTATTCAGCCGGCCACATTTTCTGCACTTGTATACTAAAAATCCGCTATTCATTTATCCTCTTTTTCACCCTCACTTTCTTCAGCTTCCCATTTTTCGCATTGCATGTTGTAGTTACAGCTTTTGATGATTTCTATATCCCATCCGTCGCCTACATCGGCTGCACAATCCGGATAATTTGGGTATCTACTGTAATTTGTTTCAGATTCAAAATATATAGGCGCGCTTTCTTCACTCTCAAGCCAACCCTTCAGGTGCTTGCAAGTAAAGCAG